AGCTGATGCTTGTTCGCGTTTTTGCTCTACTGAAGCTAGTTGACCAGCTTGTTGAGCCATCATCATTTGTTGCTGTTGTTGAGCAGCAGCTTGTTGTTCTTGCTGAATCTCTTGCATACTCTTAACAAGATTCAATGTATCAATACCTGATGATGCAGCCAAACGTTTGACAACTTCTTCAGGATTAATGTATTCTTGAATAGCTTGTGGTCCCATTGTTTGCGCAATAACAGTAAGGAACTGTGAAAGGCTTTCACGATCTTGACCACGACCAAGTGCATTAATACCAGCTACAATAGTAGGCTTAACAATGTCACCTTTAGGTAGACGTGGAATCTCACCTGTCTTTTGTGCAACAGACAATTTACGATTCAAATAAGGTACAAGAAATTCAACAGTAAGTAAACTAAATAGTCCACCTAATTGTTGTTCTAGTTCTAGCTGTGTCATCCGTACTTCTTCAGCAGTAGTACGCTCACTATTCCTTACATTAAGAATAAGGAATGCATCACTAATTCGTTGTGATAAACCTCCTACCATTTGATAAGCAGTTTGAAAGTCAGCCGTTTTACCAACTTGTATTACACCAATATCATCAGGTCTACCCTGAATGATTGCACCATTACCTGCTTGTGCAAGTGTCTGAGGCTTGGTTGTACTGGAGGGTGAAACGGTAAACACTACCTTAGCAGCAGCTGCACTACCTTCTACAAGAGCTTGTGACAGAGCTTCAAGTGACTTCAAATCACCCATGAATTCTTCGACACGTCCGCGTCCATATGCTTCACCATCAACATGGTTAAACCTAAGTGCAAGCCAAGGGTTAGAGTCAATAGGTGCTTTACCCATTGATTTAGGAAGGATCTCATTATAAACTTCCTGATGCCAAACCCATCTGTTGTTGTCTAGAATTACGTGAGTATAAATGTCACATTCATCAATTGATGAATCATTTACATTTTCCCAATTGCTTTTTGAGTCAAATGATGGATAATTTTTTTTGAGTAATTTTTTAGAGATTGTTTCTTTTGTTACAATTTCAATAACATTACCACTACCATCTCTATCTACAACATAGCGGTTTAAAGGATATAGTTTAAGACCATCCTTTCCCATGTAGATAAGAGCATTACCAGCAACGACTAAATGCTTTAGTGCTTGATGAACAACAACACGATCTGTAGAAGCCGCAATGGATTCCATAATAGTGCGTTCAACTTTAGCAAACGACAAATCAAGTTCTGATCTGATGTTTGGTCCTAGTTCTCCGGGGATATTAATATCATTAACCTGTAGCTTAAAGAAACTTGTTTGTGGTGGTAGCAAAGCAAGCATTAGTTTACTTGCAAGCGTCACCACACCTTTAGCTCCTACACTTTGCCACGGTGTAATGAGATTACGTGCACCTTTGTGGTATGTTTCTTCTCCACGGATTAGATAAGGAAGAGTCAGATCTGCTGCTTGTCTAGCAGTATTTAGAAACTGGGAGCGGTCCGAAGACAATCTCTCATAACGTGATTGAGCAGTCATTATACATTAATACCTAAACTAGAAGTAGTAGCTACTGTAGGTGCCAATCCTGTTGAAACTTGTGGTTTAATTTGTAAAGGTTTACGTTTAAATAAACTTGTACCACCTTGTGAACCAGGTAAATTAGAAATACTTTGAAGTTGCAATTCAGCTGTTTTACTGCCAGCAAGTTGATTTTGTTGTGCAGTCCTACTAGCAATTTCTAATTGTTTCAAACGTTCCTCTTGTTCTCTAGCTAATCGCTCTTGTTGAGATTTAGCTTCAGCAGCTATCCTATCTAGTTCTTGTTGCCGAAGAGCTTCTGATTCTGCCCTTTGGTTTTCTAGCTTTGCACCCGTAGAAACCTGTTCATAAATACCACCAGGTACACCAGGCTTTTGTTGTGGATTCAAGGTTGTTGGATTAGCATTTAAAAAATCTAAAATCTCTTGGTCTGAAAATCCAGCTGCTCTATTAGCAACAAGATCTGCATCACCAAATTGACTAAGACCTTTTTCTTTAGTTACACCCAGTGAAGGGTCATAATATTGAGTACTTACTCCAGCCATTAATTCTCATCCATATATTGAATGACCCACTCAACGACACTACGTTGACCAGACCTGTACATAATTTTTTCCATTGTATCTTCAGGGTTAGGATTGATTGGTGGGAAGGATTCATTTAACTTAGACAACATAGCATTAGCTGTCATACCACGAACATCAAGTAAATTTAAATCAGGCATATTGTGGTAGGTTTACATTACTATGTTCAAAGAAGGCTGGCATTCTAGCAGCTTTAGTATCAGAAAGTTCAGGCGCTTTGCCTTCATACATCAAGCGATCACTAGAATCAAGCCAAAATTTTTTGTCCAAATATTTATCGGTATTGCTACCCAAAGGTTGCATTACCCAATTGATAGTTGCCTTGCGGAGTTTATCAAGACTAGGGCTGACAGTAAGCCCCAGCTCCCGACAAACAAGGCTATTGGCAGCAACGTGAATTTGTTCATCTCTACTTATATCCGCACTGACTGTTCGCATTCCAGCGTCACCATTAAAGCGGAAGAATGGTAGAAGAACGAAGAAAATTGCACGTTCGGCAACCATCGCTTTGAGGATTGTATGATCAGGATGCGCAGTCCAAGCTTCCCTGAGCCGGAGAGCTTCTGATTCAGCTTTTTCGTCAACCCCGTAAGCATTGGCAATGTAACCAAGTGCCAGGTCGTGATTTTCCTCGTCGGTGACATTTGATTCCAATAACTCCCGCGATAGTTTTGGTACGTCGGTAGCCAATCCATCACGGATAAAACCTCCCACAGGTAGTTCCAAATTCCTTAAGGCAAGAGCACGGAGTATCGCCTCTTCCGCGCCCTCTCTGCATGTACCAGCAGTTGTCTGAACTGGTGTCCATTTTCTTTTTCTGTTTAGTAGTTTCTCGTAAGGGTTCATTGTTCAAGGTAAGCAATAGCGTTTTTCATTGATTCGATGTTGTCTCGGAAGAAGCCAAGTCCCTTATTACAGGGTTGGCAAATAAGTCCACGCACTTTTCCAGTGCTGTGATCGTGGTCAATTACGAGAGGTTCTTCGCTACCGCAGATCGGACAATGTGGAGTAGCCTCGGCCATCTCCTGATATTCAGTTGTACTTAAACCGTATCTTTTTTCAAGCCTGTACTGTTTTAGTTCTTCGGTTTTTCGTTGTTTGTACGCTTTATTGTAAGAGCTGTGACACGGCTTGCAACGATAAGACTTCCCATCAGGATAGCGTTTATCGTTAGGGAAGTTATCTATAGAATGTTCTTCCTTGCATGTCCCACAAACCTTACTCCGCGCAGTCGCAGCTAGGTCCATTAGATTCAAGTTTTGATTCATTTAATAGTGAAGCTAAATAATCATCCACTTCTGCTTCTTCCAATGCAGCATATGCATCTGATTTATCTTGGGTATCACCCATGATTTGTAGTGAATAATAGAGGCTTGTTTGCGGAGACCGTAGCCACTCTTCGACGAATGCATTATCGTAGGTTACAGAATCACTCCAAGAGTTGAAACTATATCCATGAAGAAGTCCTGTAGCGTCTAGCATCGTCATGATACCATCTGCCACTCGTTTATAATTTTCCCAGCCTACTTTACTTGCAATCTCTACGTCACCATAGTTGTAAGTTTGTACTCCGAAAGTACCTGAGTCGCGATCGACTGTCTGCGAGATAGGTGGAGCGATTTCTGGTGTGCAAGTATAGCCATCCAGATCCACGCTTCGATAACTGCAACTGGCGGTTGGAGCGATAGCAAAGGCTCGAACCATATTATGTTCGCGAGCGATTGCGGCTGCTTGGTTAATTCCTGAAGCAATTTGAGAGACAAGTTCATAAGCGGCTGAGCGGATGGTTTCGTTGTTGTTGTATTGTTCTAATGCACGTCCAAATTGATCGTATGTTACTCCGTACCGCCGTAGGAGATTTGCGAGGCCAAGCATTCCGAGTCCCACCTGTCTATCAATTTCAGGCGGGAGGTATTCTCCAGAATCTCCGACAGCTGTCCTACTATGTAGGCTGCACAATTCGGACATACCTTCAACAAATGCTCGTGGGATGTCGTCGAACTCACAGGCTCCAAGATTGATATGCTGTAGTAGACAGGTACCTCGTGATGGCAGGTATACTTCGAGACAGACGTTACCTCTGATGCGGTTTCCTTCATTGTCATATTTTACTTTGTTTAGCCAGATGTCACCTGATTTGATTCCAAATAGAAGTTGTTCCTTGAACGTACAATCCTGCCACCACTCTTCAGTGATGTTGATGCAACGTTTGACCCAAGGTAATTCGGATCTAGGAGTAGTGATAAACTCCCTAGCATCAGGATGGGATAAGTCAAGGTGAAGAACAATGGCACCGTTTTTATAGATACCACCACGTCTAAGTATTTCATTTAATGATGAATAAATTTTACCAAAACTTACAGGACCAGATGCAACTACACCAGACTCTCGTGTCTTTCCTTTATGGTCAAGTTTAGAGAGATGAATAGCACAACCTGCACCATACCTAAGAGCATGTGAAGCAAATCTCCAGCTGGCTTCGATACCATTAGGCCCTTCCATTTCATTTTCAACTACAAATACTGTGCAGCTGACTGGTAGACGATGTGTAGGATCATCAATCCATGATTGAACCCGACCTGTGCGGGAGATATAATTAGTCATTGAGTAGATCAGTTAGGTTTGGAGGTTTGTAATTTGGTCCTTTTAAGACCTTACCGTCTTGGCGGTAAATAGGTTGTCCATTATCATCTAGTTTGGACATGTTTGATTTATGAACGCGATCCATAGCTTCATCTAGATCCCAGCCTTCATTAGCAGCAAACTGATAACAAACATAGACAAGATCACAAAGCTCTTTTAGTTGTTCGTGTTCATCTTTTAAATGAAAGGCTTCGTGAAACTCTGACCATTCTTCATCGATCAAAGATTTCTGAGTCTTCGTCCCATTCGGGGAATTGGGTATCGAATAAGCGTCCCGAAATTCTTTGGCTTGAGTCAGTAATGTGGGATAGTTCATTTTCTAGATAATGGATTGCTTTTTTAAGATCAGAAACCGCACTATCTTTATGACCAGCACGGCAAATATATTTTACTGCATTACCAAGATGGTAATTTAATTGTTGATCTCTGATGAAGTCCCAGCATTCGATTGATCCTCTTGTGTAGTAAGCGGGTGATTGGGCCATTGTTCGACTAGGTTGGATAAGTTGTTAGCAAGTACAAAGTTCTGACGTTGTAACGCCATGAACAATGTAATTATATCTGTTTTATCAGCTTTAGGTAGTAAGTCTTTAAGTCTTCTTATCTTGAAGTCCTGCTCCACTGTCAACTGTATAATTGGAGGAGGGGGAAAAGAGGATTGGTTGTTTAGCTGTCCAGTCATAATCATCGGTGGTAAGGATCTTTGCAAGTCTTGCGTTTTGTAGTGCAATGTCTTCACCAAGATCCTTCTCAGCAAATGCATCGACAACTGTTTTCCAAGTGTAACCTTTTTCTTCAAATAAAGCAACAGCACGTTTGATACCAATACCAGGTACACCAGCATATCCGTCTGTCTGGTCTCCTGCAAGCGTCTGTATGAGATGCCACCGTTGTCCCTCTGCTTCTTCCACATTCACGGTTTCATCCATGGTGTAGAGCGTTCCAGGTATCTGCCGCATGTCCTTATCAGGACTGGCGATAATGTTACCAGGATATTTAGTAGCGTAGATACCCATACTATCATCTGCTTCAAGAGTCGGTAGTATTACTACTTCATACTCATCTTTAAGAGCATTAATA